TCCGCCTAGAGCAATCCTAAAGCAGTGTCACGTTTAGCCTTTTTAACCTAATGATCTTCAGGTGTTACCCCCCTTTCTAAGCTCTCTAACGGCCATGGCTAACTTATTGACAATAAAAGCTTTATCTCCGCCTAGAGAAAGTTGAATAAAAACGCCATTCTACGCGTTTAAACAAGCATTTGAAATCACAGGCTTTTATTGTTACAAGCCCAAAAGCTTAATGATTACAGGGACTCCCCCCTCCCCCTGTCACCCGTTACTACCGAAAAGTAAGTCTAAGTAAGCGGAATCATTGGGAAAAGCGGGGCAGGGGCACGCACGATACGGCTATAATTTTTACAGAGTTGGCGTTCGTTGTCTAAGTGATTCCCTAGACTTAGGATACTAGTGGTGATCCCCTACTACCCCTAAACAGGCTGTTATCCCCTAATACCCTAGACTTAGGCCAATGGTTGTGTTCCCCTACTACCCCTTACTACCCCTAAGACGGCTTTATTGTTTAAAAAGTGGGTAGGCTAAAAAATTGGCCCGTAATTTTTTGAGATTTTAACCCCTATTTACTACATGCAGAAACTACTAAACGAATGGCGAGCTTATCTTAAAGAAAGTTCTATTTCAAATAAACCCGCGTACCTTCTTTTTCACTTTCCAAGTAAAAAACTACACTGGGTAGAAACAGACATTTCCAGTGCCTCAAAAACACCAGAAGATAATACTCTTCCAAAGGGAAAGATTGTCAAATCATGGACTGCAACATCAGGTAGATCAAAACTGCCTGCTCTTGATCCAAAGCCTGAAAATGTTGATGATTATATTCCTTATGGAATTGCTGCTGCATTAAAAAATATGCCTTATAAAGGCCCTTTACCCCCTGGTTTATATTTCACTCACGATCCTCAAGATATGCCATGGTATTGGAAAAATAAATTTGGTAACATGATTAATCGAGGTATCACTAAAGTGTCTAAGTATGTAGATGCAGCTAAAAGATTTACCAATTGGCGCGGTGGTAAATCTTCTTGGGGGCAATGGCGAGTTTGGTTAGAGCCAAATAACGCAGATGTTGGTAAAAGAAGCGGATTTACTATCCATGGTGGTAAAGTATGGGGAAGTAGTGGTTGTATTGATTTAACCAATCAGATCTTAGACTTTAAATCAGATTATATGGCTTATACCAAAAAGTATGGATCACATATGAATCTTTATTCCGTATATGCCCCATTGCCAGAAGATTTTGGTGAAGCAGCTAGGATTCAAATTTAATCACTAAAAATTTTAATCAAAGCACCTTCTGGACAGGGGTCTTTATATTGGCATTCAATGATCTCTCCGTTTGGTTGTTTGTTATCCATTATACCAAATACAACGATGTCATAAATTATAAATAACCCAACCAAAAGAAGAATAAATTTTAGAACGTATTTCATAAGGCCATTATAACAACTTTTATGTCCAAAGTCAACTAAGTTTATCAATTGCTAATTGCCCCGTACCTGGAGGTAATCATTAATGAATGAATATGAAATAAAACTCGCAAATATTATGTCTGCCATAGAATACGAATTTTCCAGGCTTAAACACCTATTTACAGCATGATGGATTACGCCCTATTACGCAAGAACCTAGAATTAGAGATAAAAAAGGAATTCCCCGACTTTGAACTGGTTGACAAGCGCAAATCACTGCTTATGAAAGCCCTATCTAAGGTCTTATTTTTTAACAAGGCTTTTATGAGCCGCTACATTACTGTTATAGGGAACAAGGTCTATGTCCCCTCCCTACCCTATAAGGAGGATGACCCATTAAGCGCTTGCGTAATCTTAGCTCATGAATGGGTTCACATGAAAGATGCTAAAAGGTGGGGTTTACTATACAAGTTTGGCTACTTGTTTCCGCAAATTTTCGCGATTCTCGCTCCGCTCGGTTTGGTCTGGCCCCCAGCTTGGCTATGTGCGCTATTCCTATTGCCTTTGCCGGCCCCAGGGCGGGCTGAGTTGGAGTTTAGGGCTTATGCCGTAAGCATGGCCGTTAGATGGTGGACAGAGACACAGGAGCCAAACTGGGGCTTCTATAAGCGTCAATTTAGTTCCTCAGCTTACTACTGGATGTATCCTTATGACAATTTGGTTGAAATGACCTTAAAGGAGGAGTTCGAAAGAATCAAGCGAATGGACCTTCGCCCTCATGAAAGACAGGTTTTAGATATTTTGATTAGGGAGTAATTAACCTTTTGTATTTTTGCAATTTTCTTTTTGCTCGTATTGTGCTCTGAGCTTTTCCTCAAGGTATTTCTGCTTCATTGCCTCAAGACCCTCATCGAGCTTTTCCATAATTTCTTTATGGTCTTCGCGATTTCGCTGTAACATTTCGTAGTTTTTCTTTAGAGTCTCAACTACATTCTTATTTAGGTCATCGTAGCGACCCTGAAAGTTCTTTCTCATCGTGTGGTTTGACAATAGTAGAGAAAGAGTCCACATACCAAGTATGCCGTATTCAACTAATCCATTTAATGCTTCCACCCATTCACCCTCCGTGGTTTATAGGATAAATAGTTTTTTATTTCCAGAAAATTTGAATACCAACAAGCACAAAAGCAAGAAGAGAACTTACAATATTCTTAGGTGTAAAAGCAGATTCGCCTAAGAATACCCAAGTTAGAATAGGAAAACTTACATAAGAAAGTCCAAATCCAAGCAATCTTGATCCCCAAGCAGATTCTAATCCAGCATAGGACCATTTAGAACCCCACCAAAATGACAGTGAAACTGGAAAGGCAAAAATTAGCGAAGTCACTAGCGGCTTATCTTTCCACCAGTCCCAAACAAATTGAGAGTTGTTTAGGAACCAAGCGAAGACTTGACCTAGTAAGAGCATAAGAGAGCCGAGTAAAATTAGGGTTGTTTTAGACATGGATTAAACTTTTTTTATTAGCTATTTATTTTACCACATTTGCGGAGTTAATGTCAATGAAATTTAAGAAAGAAGCGCTTAGAAAAATAATTCAAGAAGAATTACAAGCAGTTTTAAACGAGCAGTTAACACCAGACGAACTTGAGTCAATTGGCATGACTGCTGATGAATTTAACAGCCTCCCAGATAACGAAAAAGCAGCTTACACCAAGATGGCAAAAGGTGAAACTGAAACTATCACTGACAAGCCAACTATGATTAAAGGTAAACGTAGAGATCCTCTTTTAATGAAAGTTCAACAAGAGTTAAACCGACTAGGCGCTATGGGCAACGACCTTAAACCTCTAAAGGTCGATGGACTCCCCGGTCCTAAGACAGCAACAGCCTTAGCAGCCGTTTTGCCCGGTTTTCAGTGTATTGGTAGAAAATCTAAAGCCTCTGGCTGTGAGCATTCTGCTAAATTTTTAAGACAGCCCGATCTTCTTAGGGCGTCTTTAGCTGCTCTTTCAAAGAAGTCTCCATTTTCTAATGATCAAATGGTAAACATGCTAGCCCAAACATTGGAAAATAAAAAAGATGTGGTTGATGTAACAGCAACTCAAATTGCACAGCAGATAAGTTCCCAGGCAGAGCCACCGCTGCCAACAGCCACACCTCCTGGTAAAGAAGATGATGGTGTAAAACCAATTGAGGTACCACAAGCAACAACTTTAAAAAGAGACCCCGAACTTGATCTAAAAAATCCTAAAAAGAAAGAAAAGCGAGTGAATGTTAAGCTTACTAATGAGTCTATAAAGAATAAATTTCAAAGATTTTTATAAAATTGCTCTACTGCTTTAAATTTATAATTCAATCTTTTAAACTTTCTAGCCTTTTTTGTTGAATAATTTAAGTAACTTGTTTTTAAGTAACTGACTATCATGTTAAAATCATTTTCGAAATTAGTTTGAGCATAAGGAACTATAAAACCTCGCTTTTGATAAGCTGGGTTTTCTTCCATCCAGTTAGATTGGTGGGATCTTCCTACGCCTCTGTAGTCGCCATCATTAAATTTAATAAATTTTCGAAAAAGGGCTCGTTTTTGATTAATATTTCTGTTATTATTTAAGACAATACTAGAGAATTCATGGTGTAAAATATATTCGATGTCTGTACGCCCAGCAGTTTTAAGATAAATAATTTTTTTATCTGTGTCGTATGTACCGGACACCCAATCCATGCCATCTAAAGTTATTACACTACACACTCTAATTTGAGTAAGATACTTATCCAGTGTTCCTTTTTTATAAGATTTAGCAAAAAGTCCGATACTAGGTATCGCTTTATTTAAATATTTTTGTTTTGCTTTATCGCATTTAACATAATTTGTTACTGAGCCGTTATTTATAACGGAAAATGCATATGCATTACTCGATAAACAAGAGATGAAAAATAAAATAGCTATCTTCTTCATAGTCTCCTCCAAAGCTGTTGACAGTATAACAAGGATAGCTTTCTAAGTCAAGCTTTTCTCTCTCAAACTACTTAGTATATGCTCTATACATGGAAAAAATGGCAAATTTTAGAAGCATCTAGCTTAAAATTTCGTGGTAGGAACATGAATTTTATTCCATTTACAACCCCAGTAGAGCAAGCTAAGGGCTTGATGTACCGTGAAGAGCCACTAGGACCCAACACAGCCGGTCTTTTTATCTACAACAAACCTGAGATGCGATCATTTTGGATGAAAAACACTTATATTCCACTTGATATTGTGTTTTTAGATGAAAATGGCGAGATTATAGGCATCCATTTGAATGCTAAGCCTCATTCTGAGGATTCGATTGAGTCTCCTGGCCCTGCTCAGTATGTAATTGAGCTTGACGCAGGCGAAGCTTCCGCTCTCGCTCTTCGCGTAGGGGATCAATTCTTTCTATAAGGTCCCAACAGGTGGGGCAAATTAGGTGTTTTCGCTCCTCTCTAGCAACAACCTTCCAAGTCATAGCCATCTCTCTGCTCTTTTTATCAAAAGGCTTTTCACAATTAGAGCATTGATCAGGTAAAAAGATGTTTTTCATCTTTGAAGCTAGCTCTTTTTCAGAGATCTTTCTTTCTTCTAAGTATTTCTTTCTTTTAATTTTTCTTTTTAAGTTATTACTCATAGTTTAATGGTAGCATGAATCAAAAATTAATTTAACTAGTTATTGTTGGAGGAGCAAAATGAAAAAATTATTGCCATTTTTACTAATCTTGTTGATATCAGGACCAATTTTTGCTAAATCAAAGAAGACTAGTTCAAAATTTTACGATTTTAGTGACCAGTTGATCGACGGAAACATAAAAAAGCCATCTACAATCTGGATGGAGTCTAGAACTAGAGCAAAATTTGAAAAATTATTAAAGCTAAAGAAGTCTTTTTATAGAGAATTACTTTTAACAGCTAAAGAAAGCTATCTAAAGTGATTAATTTAAATAAATTGGAACATAATTTTCTAATTTAACTTCTAATTCTGCGGCGGTCTTCAACAGACTATGAAATTCCTTCAAAATTACACTATCTGTTATTACTTCAGTTTTACTATCAACTGATTCCATCAGATCTTCAATAAAAATCATGGTTTCACTAAGAACTAAAACGAATTCTGCGAGATCTTCGATGACTTTTTCGTTGTAGTCACTCAGATCTCGCATTATTTCTATTATTCTGCCATAACAACACTTGGTGATGCTATAGATTTTAACAAATTGATATATTTCCACACCTTAGTATATCACTTTTTAGAAACTTTTTCAAATTTTTCGAAAAAATCTCTTTCAAATTGATCATAAGTCTTTAGTTCGTATGCTTTTTCAAACTTGCTTTTAAAATTTTGTTCTTGTTGTTTTTTATTTACATTATGAACTGATGTTGATAGACTAATTGGTGCGGCTATAAAAATAAAACCTAAAAATACTAATGTTTTGTACAAACCTTATCCTCCAAAGTAGTTACTATATGAGATTTATTTTTTTGATAGCGACTTTACTGATTTTAAATAGTTGTTCAAGTCCAACTTACAACCGAAGTTCCCCATTTTTTAAAGGAACCTTTTTAAAAGTCGAAAAAATAATTGAAATTACAGCTTGTAACCCAAAAGATCCAAAACATTGTATAACAAAGAAGTATGGATCGTCTGCTTCATCATTTATTGTCGCTCATAAAGAAAAATATTCTTATCTTTTGACCTCTGGGCATGTTTGCGAGATCAATTTTGGTAGATTAACACAGCTTCCAGGCTTTAGAGCAGATATTCAGTTCTATGGAATCACTCTTAAAAACAAAAAACATAATTTTGAAATTGTTTCGCTTGATAAGGAAAGCGATTTATGTCTTTTACGGACTACAAGAGTTGATCTACCAGCTTATCGCATATCAAACAACCCTCCAAAGCTCGGTGATCCAGCATATAACATAGCATCACCAATTGGTATCTTTGGTGAAGACATGGTACCACTTTTTGCTGGGATTTATAGCGGAGATGCTTACGGAAGATCTATATTCAGTATTCCAGCCATTGGTGGGTCGTCAGGATCGACAGTTTTAAATAAAAGAGGTGAAGTAATTGGTGTTATTAGTGCGACAACAACAGATTTTAAACATTTAGTGGTTTGCTCTCCACTTAAGGCAATCAAGGAGATAATTAACAATGGATTACAGTGAAATGAAAAATAAAATTCTAGAATTAGAGAAAGAAAACAAAAGACTTGAAGACGAAAATGCTTCTTTATGGTTTCTACTCGATGAATTTGAAAAATCTAACATTTCTAATCCAGAATACCGTCAAATGTTTGCTGAGGTTTATGATAAGCTCAGATTCCAGTCACTGATGACCGTAGCGACCGATGGAGAAGCCTAGTGTTGATTGTTGAAATTAAATCCGCCAGAACAAGGCAATTTTCTTCTATTGTAGTCTGCCTTGATAATGGAAAAGTTTTACTTTTAAAAAGAAAAGACAGTGTACCTTATGGTGGATTGTGGGGATTTCCAGGTGGAGGAGCAGAAAAAGGCGAAACACCTGAAGAGGCAGCTATTAGAGAGACTGCTGAGGAAACTGGCATCAAAGTTCTACCTGAAGATCTAGTTTTCTTACAGAAAGTCGTCTCGCCAGACAAAAGAGAAGTACATGTCTTTGCCTGTAACAATTTTGAAGGCAATGTTGATGCCCAGAAGGTCTATAAAGAGCATGATGGCTACGAATGGGTGGCTATGGACGAGTTATCAGACTACGATAAGCCAGATAATTCAGATCATTTAATCAAAAAGGCTCTTTCAATGCTCTAGAGCTATTTACTTTATGGACGAAATCTTAGAACTTTGGGCTCAATTTCTAGAAGAAGCTAAAGATCCAAAAGTAGGAACAGGTAAAAAGCCAAAAGGCTCAGGTCGTCGTCTTTACACAGATGAAGATCCAACCGACACAGTTTCAGTAAAATTTCGTACAGCAGCGGACATTAGAAAGACTTTATCTAAAAAAAGTTTTAAATCTAAGTCACACAAGAGACAATCACAGATAATTAATTTAATACACCAAAGGGTCAGAGCAGCATACAACAATGCTAAAAACCCAGACACTAAAAAGAGACTCAAGACGGCTTTTGAGTATGCTAAAAAGCGAAAGGAAGCTTCAAAGAAAAAGACCGAGAGGTTAAGGAAAAAGAAATGAAAATCACAAAAGCAGAACTTAGAAAAATAATTGAAGAGCAGTGTGCTGCTATGCTACCACCGCCAACTCAGCCTCGTCAAATGAAGCGAGTTAACATGGATACTATGATGCCAGAGCCAGTCGGCGGCGATCAAGCTCCAGCTAGACAGCTTGACCATCCTGATGATGAAGGTAGAATGGCCAAGTCACAGCTTTATAGAGCGGGCAAGTATGCTCAAGAGATCATGGATAACATTGGAGACGATGACGAGCTAGAAGCTTGGGTTCAATCCAAGATCACAAAAGCAGCCGACTATCTCGGAGCAGTTAAACACTATTTAGAGTATGAATATAGAACAGGCGGTCAAGAAAAAGACATCGCCGCAATTTATGTGGTAGACGAATGAAAATAACTGAGTCAAAAGTAAAAGAGATTATCCGCGAGGAGCTACTAAATGAATTCACCACAACGGGAATTGATGTTCCTCGTATTGTCTCTTTACGAAGACCAACAAAGAAAAGATCCAAAGCAAAAGACCCAATGAAAAGGATTGAAGCTGATCTTCACACCACTCAAAACTCCGTTGATAGACTAGAAGAGTTTGTTCGTGAGATTTACAACATGCTAATTAAGATAGTAAGGAAGAACAGGTAATGTGGGATAAGAAAGGTGAAAATCTAACATTTAAATGGTTCAGGATGCTATCAGAACAGAGCCAAGACAAGCTAGCCATCATTGTTGGTGATAGTCAGACCGCTTACAGTGGCAGAGCCCTAGAAAACATTCTAAAAGGAAACGGTTACGAAGTTATTAGAAACTTCAAAACTGGTGAGAACACAAATAAAACAATCCAAAGACTTTCAACGATTAGCCCAGATAGACCAGTTAGTTTAGTTGCTGTTTTTACAGGCGGCAACAATCCAAACGCAGCTTTTTCTGAAACTGCAACAGCAAATTTAATTGAATTGATTAGAAGAAAGTTCGGTGAAGGTGTAGAGATTGTAATCGGTGCTGCCCCTCCAGCAAGAACTGGTGATCCTGCCATGGTGAAAAGAGTCTTTGGTAGAGATTCCCACTCTGAATCCCTCAAAGCTAGAAGAAGAGAAATGGCTGATGCTATTATAACAACTGCAAATAGCATGGGCGTAAAAGCTGTCAACCCACACACTGCTGGATTTTTAGATGATGACATCAACACTGGTGATGGAATTCATTTAAAGGGCTCTGACGCTCAAAACTTTGCTGAAGCCATAGCCTCTCAAATAACTGGCAGGGCAAACACTCAAGCTCCTATTTCTGCCGTCATTAAAGATTTTTCAGGTAAAAGACTTGCTACAAGCAAATTAAGAGGACTAGATTTAGTTCAGTTGGCTCGCTATGCTAAGTCCAGAGCATCTGCTTGTCAAGGGATGGGCTACTTTACCATCGGCTCTAAGGGCGATGAAGTAAAAGAAATTCAAGATAGATTAGCTGATCTGGGCTTGAACCCACCGACCAAAGACGAGGAAGCTTACGGAACATTTGATTTAAGAACCCTTTACAACATTATAGCCTTCCAAAAAATGTCTAAAATCAGAACTGATGGTTGTGTTGGACCAGAAACAATGGGTGCTCTTGGAGCAGATCAAACTCAAAAAGACATAAGTACTGGTGGTCCAGTAACACCTGTTAATCAAGAAGAGGTCGCCAAGCTAAGCAAGCAAGATGTTGCAAAAATAATTGTAAAAGTCGCTGAAGAAGAAGGATTTGATCCAGTAGCAGCTTTAACAATGGCTAGAATTGAAAGCGGTTTAAATCCATTATCTAATTTAAAAAAAGGCTCATATAAAGGATTGTATCAATTTGGTAGACAATTTAAAAAAACATGGGCTAAATATGGATTAAACTGGAAGCGCGGAGATCAATTCAATCCAGAACAATCAGCACGAGTTTTTATGAGGCTTATGAAAGATCGCCTAAAAAATCTTTTTCCAGAAATTAAAGATTTTAGAAACATTCCATCTGACAAACAATATTTTATTTATTTGTTGTGGCAACAAGGTCCCTCTGGAGCCGCAAGTGTAAAAAGAGCGGCTGATAGAGGTGGGCGATATACAAGTAGACAATATTATGAAAACTCTATAAACAACTGGTATTCAGCATATCCTTACTCTGCTGGTAAACAACTAACGGATCCAGATACTGGGAAAACAATAAGTATTGAAGGTAAAAATAGAAAACAGATGGCTAGAGAATTAAATCCTGCTCGCAAACAAAGAGGTTTAAAACCAAGAAAGATAGGCAGTATTTCTTATTTATTATCTAAACAAACTTTTAATGATCAAATTATGAGACCAAAAGACTTTTTAAATAAGTGGGAACGAACTTATGCAAGATTTAGAAAGAGAGCGATGGATGAATATGGCTCTCACATCGGGCAAAGGGCAATAAGTTAATGATTGAAATTACTGTCGGCAAAACTTTAAACCCCGAGCTTTGGGACGGCATGAAGCTAGATCCCGAAGTTCGTCGTAAGCTAATAGAGATCGCTATTCACTTTGCTGAATATCTCGATATCCCAGAGGAGTCTGTTGAAGATGTAACTTTTACAGGTAGTATGGCAAATTTTCACTACGGTCCAAAATCAGACATCGATCTTCACATTGTTTTAGACTACAAAGACATCGATGATAATGTTGACCTCGTAAAGAAGATGTTACGAGCCAAGAAAGCCCTCTACAATGACCGTCACGACATTAAAATCAAAGATAGGGAGGTAGAGTTGTATCCACAAGATGCAAGCGAACCACACTATTCTACAGCGGTTTACAGTGTTAAAAATGGCGAGTGGATTACTAAACCAACTCCAACTCAAGTTGATGTAGATAAAAGCTTAATTCGTAGAAAAGCCGAGGAGTTGATTGATAAAGCCAAGCTTATCATAAACACAGAAGATCTCTACGACAAAGTTGAAAGACTTGAAAAATTCAAAGACAAGATTATGAACATGAGAAAGGCTGGTTTAGAGAAGGGCGGTGAGTTCTCAACTGAGAATTTAGTTTTCAAAGAGTTGAGAAACAATGGCTTTTTAGAAGCCCTCCTAAATGAAATTAATGATTCAATTGATAGATCACTATCCTTAGATGAAATGGAAAAGTACCAAAGACAATCAATTAAAATTAATAAAATTAATGTTCCAATTCTGTTAGGATTAAAAGGCGGGGGTAAATCATTTATGCCTCGCAAAAAGAATAAAAAGATGAAACCCTACATCCATCAACCAAAGCCAAACTACCTTTCAGCACCACCCGGCGCTCCCGGTGGTTTAGAAGAGAGCGAGACTATTTATGAAAAGTGGTCTGCTTCAGAAAGAAGAAAAAGGGCTAAAAAGTGTGCCAACCCAAAAGGCTTCACCATGGAGCGGTTTTGTAAGAACCTAAAAACAAGATCTAAGAAAGGTCAAAAGAAAAACACCGGAGAAAGATAAATGGCTATTATTGTAGAAGTTAAAAAGTCAAAAAACAAATGTGTTGGTTGCGCAAAAGAAGCAACTTTGCAAGAGTTGCAAGAAGGCTTCTTGGGAGATTTTGGCTCTGGGCTTATGAACATGTTCACGGGCAAAGGCGGCGGCTTTACCAAAGCTATCGCGACAAGCATCCAGACAGCCCTTGTTGATGCTATTTTAGAAGAGGTTTTTGATGTTGCAAAAGATCCTGATGTAAAAGAAACCATGCTTTATAAAGCAAGTGTTAGAGGCTTAGGCAACATTGATTTAAAAGATATTAAACTAGTTTTCTCTGATAAAAGCAGATTTTGTGATTTAGTGGCTACTAATTTAATAAAATCTTTAATAGAAGTTGTAACTGAAGAAATTAGTGAAGAAATTTCCTATGCTATTGGCAATAAAGCTAAAGAAGTTAGCGGTGAAGGTATTGGTGCAGTTCTTGGTGGATTAACTGATTTAGGACTAAAAAGTGGCGTCTTTTTAAGTCGTGTAGCATTAGAAGATTTAAAAGACGACGGCGCTTTTCAACAATTATCAACTGCTATTTGCAAAATTAGCTTTACAGATACCTTGAAAAAAATCCCCGGTATTAGTAGTTTTATGTCTGAAGAATAAACTATTTACTTCATGATTAGAATAAATGATAAGTCCAGAGATGGGATTTATAGTTCCAACATGGAACTTATCGATAATTTTACGGATTACTCATCTAAAAATTTAGACTTTGACAAGCCAGTTGAAATTGACTTTTTAGATGATGAAGAAAACGCTAAAAATCCTTTAGGATCAACAGCCCACTACAATCCCGATGAGATGAAAATTACCATCTATGTAACGGGAAGACATCTTAAAGACATTCTAAGATCTATTTCACATGAGCTAATTCACCATGTTCAAAATTGTCGTGGCGATTTAGATCACGGCGCAAACAAATTAGGCTACGCTCAAGACGACAAGCACATGCGAGGAATGGAGCATGAAGCTTACACAATGGGCAATATAATGAACTTTAGGGACTTTGAAGATAATTATAAAAAACCAGGAGCAAATAGAATGTCTGAAAATAAAATTAATAAGTTAAGAACTGTGGTTAAAAAACTTATCAATGAAGAGATTAATCTTTTACAAGAACAATCTGAAAGAGAGTTGGTGAACCAGATAGCTCAAAAGGTTAAAAATTTAACAACTTTGAAAGATGCGCCTAGACAAACGGACATGGCAGATAAAAATGCTCTTGAAATTAGTCAATTGTTACCCAGAATTGAAGCAGGACCCGGCTTTACGCAAGCAATTGGAGCGGTTAATGTTCAGGCAGGAACACCACTTATGGCTGCGGTAATGCTGTCAGCAGCTAGCCAAAACCTGAAAAATCTAATTAACAGAATTGTTAATAACCGCATGAAAACGCCAAAAGCAGAACCAACTCCAGCACCAACACCATCTCCAACTCCAGCACCAACACCATCTCCAACTCCAGCAGGTAAAGGCAAACGTAGAAGCAAACGATGTTCAAGAAAAATTACCACTCAAATTCAAAAGAAACTAAATGAACTTGGTTACAAGCTTAAGCCAACTAGAAGAGCACCTGATGGTGTTGATGGAATTTTTGGAAGGGACACCTACAATAATCTTGTCAAAGCGCTTGGTAAAAAAGTTGTAGGTAGGAATAGATTTGTAGCGCGAGACAGTAGAAACTGTAGAAAGCTACTTGGTTTGTTACAAAAAGCAAAATCAGCGCCAGCACCAACTCCAATACCAGGACCAAGCCCATCAGGACCAACTCCCGATAGAGGGCTTGGACGCCAGCCGGGAATGCCAATTGGTGGAATTGTAGATAAGGCTATAGCTCCAATTGTTGACGGTTACAACGAAAAAATAATGAATAAAATTTTAGAATTAAAAAAAGAAAAAAAATTAACTCCTGAAAATGAAAAAAATATTAGAACATTAAACATCACGCTAAGGGGATTAAGGACCCAACTAAGATCTTTAATTATGAAAACAATGAAATTAGAGAGAAGCAATTTATTAACTGATGATGGTAAAGAATACTCTCAAAATAAAGTTACTGCTAGAGCAAAAGAGTTGGCAAATAAATACTTTAGTCCACTTATGGATGCACCAAACAAACTAGGGGATGCAAATTACGTTGCCCAACTAGATCAACGTTTGCGCAACATAGAAAAAACAACACTTCGTGAAAGTGTTAAATTTGATTTAAAATCTTTTACCGAAGAGCTAAATGATTACAAAAGTGAAAAACAAGATCAGTCATTTAAGAAATTAGTTAAAACATTTAAGAAGTGATATTATGAACAAACTTCAAGAACAAAGGCTAAAACGATTAAACTCTCTTCTCATGGAGCAGGATGTACCTCCTAGCATAAGAAGAGCTAGGAACCGTAGAGCCGATAGGGGCGAATCTAAACCTGCCCCAGCAGCAGCAAAAGAAGATGATGACGGTTTTCTTAGCGGAGCCACCAATACAATTGTAAGTCTCTATGGGATGAAGCAAGCAAGAAACATTTTAATGGCTGTTATAAAAAAGGCTGGTCCTGAAGGGGCTGAGTTAGCAAAAGCTTTAGAGGGAGGAACCAAGGCTAGCCGATCGGCAAGAGTTTTATCATTTTTTCGTAACTTAGGTCCAAGAGGGATTGCCTTAAGTAAAAGAATAGCTCAGGAAACAGTCATGACTCTAGCTCGCCGTGGACCCGGTAGAGCAGTATTGACCAGAATTATGTCAAATCCAAGCATAGCTAGATTTATTGCAACAAGATTAGGAATAAGTCTACTCCCTTCGGGAGCGCCAATTGGATCAGCTACCGCTGCTTTGGCTACTACCGGTGGACAAACGGCTGTTGGCGCTGCTGGAGCATCTTCGGTAGCAGGATATATTCTATTGGGAGCAGGAGCAGGCGCAGCAATTGGTTATGGTCTTAATTCAATATTCGGCGCAAGTGATATTGAAGGTGAAACTAAAGAAAGAATTGATAAAGCCAATGAAGACATCAACTATGCAATAGCTGAATTGGATGTATATTGTAGTGGTAAAGGCTCCCTTTGTGGTGATGAGGTAATTTGTAATGGCAAAGGGGGAGGCTACATTTATGATATAGCTGGGGAACTTCCATGGTATTTATCTTTAGGTCGAGGTGCTGGTAGGGAAAAGTTTGGACTAGTTCCCGGTCTTAGAAAATTTAAACAGTCTCCAGACGGCGCTTGGAAAGGAATAGACGGTGTGATGTTAATTGCGCTAGGCGCTGCTCTAGCCAGGGATGACCTTAAGAATGATAGAATTGAACTTCCACCGCCAAACGAAAAAGATAAATCAAAAAGAGCAAAGTTTAAAGCAGATGCCCTTTCTAAGAAATATGAAAAATGCATTGTTGGTACGTTGACGAAATCAAATATAATGTTAAATGCTGCTAAAAAAATGAATGTTGGTCCAGCATATGAATCATTACAATTAGTTTATGGTTTGAAAGCGCTGCCTCAAAAATTACCCGATCCAGAGAAGAAGGAAAAGAAGCCCGGTCCAACTCCAGCAGGTCCTGCAAAATGTGATCAAATGCCAATAACAAAAGGCTGCACAGGTGGTGCAGTTTCAAACGCGATTCACATTGCTACATACGGAACAAAAGGTGGAACAGACGCATTAGCCAAAGATGAAAAATTTATCGCAAAATTAAAAGAAAAACAAACACTTGATGATGAAACAATAAAGTATCTTTCTAGTATACTTCCACAAGATATTGTAAAAAAATGGATTTCTCAAAATTATACAATCGAATCAGGAAGTGATTTAGCCCGTTGGTTTGATGAGATTGCAACAAAATACAATTTAATGGCAGAAGGTAAAACAAACGTTCTTAATGAAAACATTGACTTTTATGCTAGAATAAGAAGAAATAAGTATTCAAAAATTCAAACAAAATTAATGGAAAGAATTAAATGAAGATTGACATAAAAACATTAAAGTTGTTGATTAAAGAGGTGATTCAAGAGCAAGTCCGGTCTTTAAATGAAGGTGGTAATGTTTTTAAAGCTCCCGAAGGCGGGGCTGCGACGATTCGGATTAAGCGCGAAGATGTTGACCCCACCCTTGAGTGGCTAGAAGGCATTTTGGGAATCGATCTTGTTGACTTTAAGTTAGGCACAACTGGCAAGAAAGAAACTTCTGGTGATTTGGACATCGCCATTGATAAAAATAAAGTTACAAAAGAAGAGTTGGTTGAAAAATTAAAACTATGGTTAGAAAAGAACCACCCAGAACTCGATTTAGCAAACTCAAGCGCAAAAGATGCAAAGCAAAAGTTACGCCAGTGGATTGCGAAGACTGGATCGTCAGTACACTTTAAGACTCCAATTCGCGGCGATGAAGCAAATGGCTTTGCTCAAACAGACTTGATGTTCGGCAATCCAGATTTTATGCTTTGGGCACTCAAGGGTGAGCCAGAGGGGCAATACAAGGGGCGTGACAGGCAGCTTCTCATTAATGCCATCGCAACCCAACGAGGATTGGCGTGGAGCCCTTTTTTCGGATTAAAGGATAGAGAGACGGGGGAAAGAGTAAACGACCCACAGGAGGTCGTAGACAAGGTTTTAGGGCCAGGGTACAAACCTGAAGATTTTGACAGCATTCACACAATTTTCAAAATTATTTCCGATAAAGAAAAATACCCTGATGATGTT